ATTACTATTGCGTTTAATTCTTGCATATATCTCCCATCTGGAAGTTTCAAACTATTTTTTAAATTCCATTCAACCTTGCGAATTATAACTGTTGTCCACATTTGCCTATTAGCAAACAAATTTTTTATACTCGCTATTTTCTCGTTTGTCCCGTTCTCGTTCCAGTCAATTATGAAAAATGTTATATCTGCTCTGTAGCCAAGTTTGTATTTGAACACGCTGTCTGAATACGAATATAAAATAAACGGCGTTTCTGTATCGTGTCCCGTCCCGACTTGAGAGGAAGGACAGATTGTATTTAATAGACTTAGAAGTTCACGCTCCACTCTTCATCACCGCTTTCGCTATACTCTTTGCTAAATCGTTTACAATCCAGTCTCGATTTTCTATAAATGCAGGCCAGAGATAAGGGTGTGGGTCTGTGCCTTGCATTCGTATCTTTTGCCATACTGCACCTGCCGAAGCCTTTCCAAGAAGTCCTTGCTTTCGAAGTCGCCTTCTGGTGCTTCTGTCCACCATATCAGATATGTTAGTCTTTTGTTTGTCAACCCAGCCCTGTATTGCTGAAAGAGGCGGAGTATGAGGCTTTGAGCCAAATTCAACAGGTGCTGCGTATTTTAACTTAGAGCCAACTTGAACTGAAAGATTTCCAATGTCCCCCGCAACAGCAATTGAAGCTCGTAAATACCCTGTATTTACAGGCACGAGATACCTTGCCCTGCCTTGAACTTTATAACCACCTCTAAGAAGTGAATAATACGCTGCAGTCCGAACCCGCTCTTGTGCTTTTTGTATAAATTCTTCAGGGCTTGGTTGCCAGAAAAAGAAATAATTCATATTACAATCTCCCTGTGCCTGTCAAGGATTTCTTTTGCTTTCTGAGGTATATACTCCATAAAGTCCTGATTTGGATTTGCGTTTATCCCGCCTGCCGAAATTGAAGTCAAGCCTTGCGGGAGAAGTCCTAAACCCCTCATATGCTGAATTATTAAACCGGTTGCAAAAGAAATATCCTTGGTTGGGTCTATAAACACATTACCGACATAAACATTTACAATGTCCTCTGCATATGCCTCGTAGATATTAAACTCGTCTTGAGTCACATTTACGTTTGGAAACAAAACCTTAAACTCGGCATATGTAATATACATCACTATTCACCTTTCTTTTTAGAAGTCTTTATCATCTTATCTTTCTCGGGTTTCTCAATCTCTTTTTCTTCTATAACCTCGTAAAAGCCTTCTAACCATTTAGCAAGTTCATCATCTATCACATATATCTCACCTGCTCTGAAGTCCTGCCCTCTTACAAATATATTTCCTTTAAATCTTACTTTCATTATGCACCTCCAAAGGGAGGGGGACAGAGCCCCCTCGAACTACTACGTTGCTGAAGTCTGTAATACTACGAAAGTCTGTGGATATGCTACATAGAAGCCAAACCTGAAGGTTGCTTTCAACTCAGTAAGGTCTTGTGAGAACTTTGCTTCTCTCGATGCGGTAATTTGAAGTTCTTGTCTCATACCAAACATTACGTTTTGTGGGTCACAGAACAACGCAATAGGCTTTGAGGCTGCAAATGTTGAAGGCATCACCTCTACACGTTCAAATGGATAACCTACAAGGGTCTTGGATTCTGGATTAAGAACAGGATAGCCTGTGGTTGTCTTGAGTTCAAACGCTTTGGCATAGAATGTTCTGTGTGCAACCCAGAAAGGATTAAGTTTATAGTCTGAAGGTATTGCGTTGATAGCATCGATTAGTGCCTCATAAGTTACATCGGAAGTGTGTCCTGTTGCTTCAACTACATTTGTTATACCTGAAGTATTCAGAATGCCATTGAATGGGTCGCCGTTTGCTGTGTTACCAACAAGGATTAGTCTGTCCATTTCCTTACCTAAAACTCTACCGATAAGATTCACGATATAAGCATCAACCGCACCACCGATGGTAGCGTCTGCAAGAAGTTCGTTTGAAATGTCAACAAGTGCCATTAACTTTTTAATCGGCACGCTATTTTGATAGACAGTTGGAGTTGTTGGAGTAGGTGCTGTTGCTTCACCTGGATAAGAAACTGTCACAGGTGCTGACACGCCAGTCAGATACACTTGGTTGCTTGCGACAGGAATTCGTGTGACTCTTGGATAAACAACTGATTGCTGGATTGCGACATCAATAATCCTATTCACATATTCTGGTGGGACTAAGTATCCGCCTGCTGAGCCTGTGCCTTCCACCATTGTGCCTTTTGTTACCATTTCTCTAATAGACTTTGCTAAAGTGCCAGGTTCTACAGAGTATGTGTCTTTGTGTGCTGTAAGTTCTTTAACCGCTTTCAAAAATTCCTCGTGAGTAATAAATTTTGAGTTCAAATCGTTCTCAATCTTCTGTGCTGTTTTCTCAATAATTTCGCTTTTAATTTGTTCTACTTCGTTCATGTTATCACCCTCCCTAAAGTGATTTTTTTAATTCGTTTAATATGTCTAAAATTCTATCGGACTTTTGAGCAATCGCCTCTAATGAGGTGCTATTTTGCTCTACTTCCGACAGGTCAAGCAACTCTTTTAACGGGTCTTTCAAGTCCGAAAGTTCTTTCTGTAATTGTGTAATGCCATCTAAAACATTCTTAATTTTTTGCCTGTTTGCCTCGCTTAAAACTCTACCATATTTGACTTCAACATCTAAACCACAAGCCTTATAAATTTCATCATCATTTAAATACGCCTTGTGAAACTCAGGCGGCTCTTTATCAAAGTCCTTGTAGTGTTTAGCAAGATGATTATAAACACCTTCCTTATCGCTGTCTGGAATGTCAACTCCGCCTCTTGCTCCTAATAGTGCTGCCATTGCTGCTGCAACACCTCGCCAAACTACAGCGTGCTGTCCGCTTGCGTGGTGGTGCGGAAGTTTGTAACTTGACTTGACATCTGGATTTTGCTCATCATACCACGCACACATAATCTTCAAGTCATCTACCGTTGCGTCTTTTACTTCCTTGCCAGCATCCCAAGGTTCGTCTTCGGATGCTTTCGGTGTCTCCTTGTAAGGAATTACACCTTTTTTAACTTCGTTCATCTTTGTCACCTCTTTTATGCTTTTAAATTCTTTTATTAAAGGTTGATATTCTATTGCGTCCTGCACTGCGTAAGGATTTGCAGGCACTAAGACTTGCGAAATTTCTAAAAGTTTGACCTTCGTATAAATTCGCTTTACATTATCGCTACCGGGAACTGATTCGACAGGTATAAAACCGACTGAATAACTTGCAAGTCCATTCTGTGCTAACACCCAAGCCCAGTCGGCTATGTCGTTACCCTGGCCGACGAAATACTGAATCTTGACAAACAAACCTTTATCATCAGTTTTCGCCTCAATCACTTTCCCGAGTGCGTTCTCAATAGTTTCATAATCGTGAGAATTGATAACGACACCGTTATAACCTTCCAAGTCCCACGCAGTGGGTAAGATGATTTCACCATCCCTATCCACATCTTTTGTAGAAGCATACGCCTCTACAACGTGGTTCACAGTGTCAATTTGTTTTGCTACAAAACTTTTAACTACCTTATCCATTTAGTCTCCCTCCTCAGGAATTAAAATTATAGAACACCTGCAATTGATAATGTTTTCAGGACTGCCGTTCTTATCGCCAGGATACATTAATTCCTCGCCCATTACTATAAAAGGTTCATCAATATCTTTTATTTGTCCGTCTGCTTCGGCGTGCCATTCACGAGTTCTTTCATCAAGAGCCGTGAGCCATTGCTTTTTAGTTATCCCAACCTGCTTGCCCGCCTCTAAACTTGCATAGTTAGTTGCACTTATAGTCTCGGTGCGTGCTATCGTTTCGCTCCTGTTCTTATAAGTTTCCTCAAATAAAGTCTTCATACGATTTGCCAAGTCTGGTATACCTTCCCCGTTTTGAATACCCTCAAGAAGTTGGTCATACACATCTTTACGAGTAGTCTGAATTATCTCAGATGCCGACTTCTCCAAAGACTTCATAAGTGCTTCTTGAATGCCTGGCATTTGCAAATCAAACGAAATACCAAAGCCCAAGTCACTTAAGACTTTGTCTCCTGCCTGTTGCATAAAAGATAATAAGAAGGGTTTCAGATGTTTAACAATATAGTCCTTCCACTCCTCCGAAACACTTATCGCCACGATATCCTGCGGTCTCAAGGTGTCCTTTTTCTCAACATCGTTTTTAGACTTCAAAGCCTCGAGTTGTTTCAAGACTTCTTTTTCTTGCTTTTTAAAAATATCCATAACTTCTTTCGCAAGCCGTTTCTCCATCGGCTCAGTCATTGCAATATAACTTTTCCAAATCTGCTCTCTACTCACAGACTTGACTTTTTTATCAAGTTTGCGTTCTATCTTCTCTAACTTTTCAAGAATTTTAGCAGTCTCGGGGTTCGGTTGTGGACTTACACTTCCAAGCGGTGTCATAGATAGATTGCCCCACCACTCGTTGCCCCACGGCACAGGGTCAAGCCCGTCTTCTTGCCTAAATTCGTTTATATACCTTATCCCGCTCTGAAGTTCAGTTTGTCTTATCTGTGCTAAAAGTTGCTGGTCTTCAAGCGAAAGGTTTTCTGTGAATTTAAATCTGAACTCTGCTTTGTTGTCTAAAAGTTTCG